ATATTATACAGTCCACAGAGCATTTTGTCAAGTATTATTTAAATTAATTAAAAAAAGCTTGACAAAACCTGTATATAGCACTATAATAGTAGAAGATGAGTAAAGAATTAACAGTTAAGCAACAAGATTTCTTAGACTATCTAGTCGAAACTGGAGGTGATCCTAAGAAAGCTGGTGAGTTGGCGGGATACGCCGAGAATGGACATTGGCAGGTAGTCAAAGCTCTCAAACATGAAATCATAGATCTGGCCTCAAACATTCTAGCTCAATCAGCACCCCAAGCCGCACTAAAGCTTGTGGAGGTTATGCACTCTAACCAGCCTATACCACAGGCTAATATTAGGTTACAGGCTGCACAGACCATCTTAGATCGCACAGGACTAGGTAAACAGGAAAGGTTGGAAGTAAATAATAATATGACAGGGGGTTTGTTTATACTACCCGCAAAATCTAATGAGGCGAACTAGCAGCACAATACCTTTTGGATATAGACTATCTGAAGATGAAAAGACTCTAGAACCTATAGAGAAAGAACTTGAGTCTTTAGATAAAATAAAAGAAATGGTATCTTCAAACATGATGTCTTTGCGTGAAGGTGCTGATTGGTTAACTCACATGACAGGTAGAAGTATTAGTCATGTTGGCCTGAAGAATATTATTTATGGAAGATTGGGAGAAAAACCCTGATAACTACCTTACAGACGAGGAAGGTGAGTTCGTCCTAAAGAAGGATGGAACTCCTAGACGCAAAGGTGGTAGACCTAAGGGTGCAAAAGGTAGGGGCTATAACTACCATTCAGAGACAAAAGCAAAGATACAGGCAAGGCGAACTGTACGCAAGAAAGAAAAAGAAACGGAACGTACAAGAGTTAAACTCTCAAATCAAAGAGATAAGCTCAAAGCCTCCAAAGAAACTTTAGAAAAGCTAGATAAAGATAATAAGAATAAGATAATAACAGAAGATGTCCTGTCCAAGGTTCCTAAGTCTTTGCGGGAAGAAGCTAACGACAATGTTATCTTCAAGCCTAACCAAGGGCCACAGACAGACTTCCTAGCAGCCCCTCAGAGGGACGTTCTGTACGGAGGAGCAGCAGGTGGGGGTAAGTCCTATGCTATGCTGATAGATCCTCTTAGATACGCTCACAGACCCGCTCATAGGGCCTTGATACTTAGACGGTCAATGCCAGAGCTTAGAGAGCTAATAGACAAGTCTAGAGAGCTGTATCCACAAGCATTCCCCGGATGTAAATACCGGGAAGTTGAAAAGCTTTGGAACTTCCCCAGCGGGGCTAAGGTGGAGTTTGGATTCTTGGAACGAGATGCAGATGTCTATCGTTATCAAGGTCAAGCATATAGTTGGATAGGATTTGATGAGATTACCCACTTACCTACGGAATTTGGGTGGAATTATCTGGCTTCACGATTACGTACTACTGATCCAGATATTATACCTTATATGCGCTGCACCGCTAATCCCGGTGGTGTGGGGGCGCATTGGGTAAAGAAACGATATATATTACCTTCACCGCCTAATGAATCTTTTACAGGCGAGGATGGTCTAACAAGAAAGTTTATACCTGCTAGATTAGATGATAATCCCTATCTGGCTAAAGATGGACGCTACGAGGAGATGCTTAAAGCTCTCCCTCATATTCAACGCAGACAGTTACTAGAAGGTAACTGGGAAATTGCAGAAGGTGCTGCATTCACAGAGTTTGATACAGAATCTCATGTAGTTACGCCTTTTGAAATCCCAATAGGATGGGAACGTATAAAAGGAATTGACTATGGTTATGCGTCTGAAAGTGCTTGTGTTTGGGGATGTGTTGATCCATCAGACGGTACTTTAATTATATATAGAGAGCTATACCGTAAAGGACTTACGGGCGTAGATCTTGGACATCTTATTGCAGAGATGGAGATCCAAGATCCTTTTGCTGTACCCGGTGTTTTAGATACAGCGGCATGGGCCAAGACAGGTTCTACAGGCCCTACAGTAGGAGAAGCCCTACTAAGAATAGGACATAAGCTAAGGAGAGCTGATAAGAATCGTATACAAGGAAAAATACAAATTCACGAATACTTAAAGTTACAGCAAAGCGGAAGGCCACGATTGCAAATTTTTAATACTTGCCCTAATCTGATACGCGAACTTCAAAGTATTCCTTTAGATAGAAGTAATCCAGAAGATGTAGATACTCATGCATCGGATCACGCATATGATGCGCTTAGATATTTAATTATGTCTAGACCTAAAATTGCTGATCCTTTATCTAGAATAAGAGACATGCATAGGGCGCAAGCGTTTACTCCACTGGATTCGGAGTTTGGATATTAATATGGCTGATGAAAACCCAAAAACAGAAAGCGCAAATAGTGTTTACTTTCAAGATGTGGAAGGCGAACAAGGTAAAAATATTGACCTTGAAAATGTTGTTCATAATCAGTTTGTAGGTATTATTACAGATCGTTATCTGTCAGCTAAGATGGCTAGAGATCATGATGAGAAGAGATGGATTACTGCTTATCATAATTATCGTGGTCTTTATGCAAAACATTATAGATTCAGAGAATCAGAAAAATCTAGAGTATTTGTAAAAGTAACTAAAACTAAAGTACTTGCCGCTTTTGGTCAGCTAGTTGATGTAGTCTTTGGTTCCAATAAGCTCCCAATTGGAATATCTGAAACAAAGATGCCGGAAGGTGTAGCCGAGTATGCTCACCTAGATACGCAGAACCCTGTTCCAAGCATCGAAACTAGCTTACCTTCCCCGGAGCCTGAAACATCAAATCCTTACAATGTAGGATATACAGGTGACGATAAAGAAGTCTTAAATGCCGGGGAAACCTATACTAAAGGTCAGACTGAAGATATTGATGCTGTCCTAAAAGATTCGTTGATAGACGGTGCTTCTGCAATACCTCAGTTCTATCAAACTAAACCAGCAACAGAATCTGCTAGACGTATGGAAAAAATTATCCATGATCAGATAGAAGAGTCAAAAGGATCTAGCGAAATACGGAATGCCTTGTTTGAATGTTCTATGTTTGGAACCGGAATCATTAAAGGCCCATTCAACTTTAATAAAACTCTAAATCGTTGGAAAGAGAATGCAGAAGGCGATAGAGAATACGATCCAGTAGATGTGCGTGTTCCTCGTATTGAGTTTGTAAGTATATGGGATTTCTTTCCTGATCCGAATGCTACTAATATGGATGAATGTGAGTACGCCTTTCATCGCCATAAAATGAACAGATCACAGATACGCGCCTTAGCTCGTATGCCTTACTTTGACAAGGAAGCTATTCGTACTGCTCTACGTATGGGGCCTAACTATGAGGCTGATCACTATGAGCATGAACTTAAAGATGATGCGCGAACAGAAGAATATGGAGCTGGGCAGTACGAAGTAATTGAATACTGGGGCATCATGGATTCTGAGTATGCCAAAGAAGCAGGAGTAGAGCTTCCAGAAGGTACTGATGAGTTAGATGAAGTTCAGATAAACGCTTGGATTTGTAATGGTAATATTTTAAGGGCAGTAATAAATCCTTTTTCACCCTACCGTATTCCGTACAACGCCTTTCCATATGAAAGAAACCCCTATAGCTTTTTTGGCATAGGCGTAGCTGAAAACATGGATGACTCACAAAAGATTATGAATGGTCATGCACGTATGGCTATAGACAACTTAGCGTTGTCAGGTTCATTAGTCTTTGATGTGGATGAGTCTGCTCTTGTAGGCGGTCAAAGCATGGAGATCTTTCCCGGTAAAATATTCAAACGCCAAGCAGGTGTTCCGGGGCAAGCCATTAATGGAGTGAAGTTTCCTAATACATCAAATGAAAACATGATGATGTTTGATCGTTTCCGTCAACTTGCAGATGAGCAGACAGGAATACCAAGCTACTCACATGGGCAGACAGGCGTTCAAAGCATGACCCGTACCGCCTCTGGTATGTCAATGCTTTTAGGTGCTGCCTCACTTAATATTAAAACAGTAATAAAAAATCTAGATGATTTCCTTTTACGTCCTCTTGGTGAAGCTTACTACCAGTGGAATATGCAGTTCTTGGAAAAGAAACTGAATATAGAAGGAGATCTAGAAGTAAAAGCTACAGGCACTAATAGCCTGATGCAAAAAGAAGTACGTAGTCAACGCTTGACAATGTTCCTACAAACAGCACAGAATCCTTCCATTGCACCTTTTATTAAAATCAACAAGCTAATCAGCGAACTGGCTTATTCTCTGGAACTTGATCCAGATGAATTGTTAAATGATCCAGAAGAAGCGGCTGTTATAGCTAAAATTATAGGATTACAAAATGCTGGACAAGGCAATAGTCAGGAAGCTCAAGCCAATAATCAACAACCCGGAGACATGGGAGGCCCTGAAGGAGTACCTCCAGAAGGCCAAGATGTCGGAGCTACGGGTACTGGCGGTGGCAACATCGGAACTGGAAGTGTACCGCAGTCAGGGGAGAGTGAGTTCTCTGGAACGTCTAGAGAGATTGAAGGATAATGTAAATGCCTACGAAGAAGTCGAGAGTTAATGAGGCTGGTAACTATACTAAGCCTACAATGCGTAAGAACCTTTTTAATAAAATTAAAAGTGCAGGAAAAGGAGGTAAGCCCGGTCAGTGGTCAGCGCGTAAAGCTCAGATGCTTGCAAAAGAATATAAAGCTAAAGGCGGTGGTTACAAGTAAATGAAAAAGTCTCAGAAGTCTTTAAAAGATTGGACAGACCAAGAGTGGACTACCAAAAGTGGTAAACCTTCTACTCAAGGGTCTAAGGCTACGGGAGAAAGGTATCTACCGAAAAAAGCTATAGCTGCTATGTCTGATTCTGAGTATGCCGCAAGCTCTAGAAAAAAAAGAGAAGATACAAAGAAAGGTAAACAATTTTCTAAACAACCCAAGAAAGCTGCTAAAACAGCACGTAGATTTAGGAACACTGGTGGAATTATGACAGGTGGATTGATGGAAGCTGCGCGTAAGATGATTAAAATGAATGAAGGTGGATCTATGATGGTTCCTGCAGAAGGAATGCCTGTAGACACTTATCCTAATATACCACCTGAAGAAATGGCAGAAGCTCAAGCTTCTCAACTCCCTGATGGGAAAATGGAGCAAGACTATTTTTCATATGTAATTAATGAAACCCTTGATCCAACTGAACAAGAATATTTAAAGAATGCTTTAGAAGCAGATCCACAGCTTGTATCTATTATAGGTAAAGTTGTGATGACTGCTTCTGAGTTTTCTGGGGCTGGAGAAGTTGAAGGCCCCGGAACTGGTGTATCAGATTCAATACCCGCCAGATTATCTGACGGTGAGTTTGTGATGACCAAAAAAGCTACTGATCAAATAGGTGCTGAAAACCTCCAAGTTATGATGGATGAGGCTGAACGTGCTTATGATGGTGGCTTAATGAGTCGGCCTGACAGCTTGCAAACAACATCTAAGAGTAATGAAGATATTATTCAACAACAGATGGCTGCTGCAAGTAAGATGCCGAGTGTACGTTAATACGGCTACCTTGAAGTAACAAGCCCCTATCAGTTTGACGAAACATTTAAGATAGGCTACCTTGCAGACAACAAGCCCCGTTTGGAGAAGTAACATGACTGTAGCAGAAAAAATTGAAGAAGAAGCAAATCCTTATAATGCAAAGAAAGATTGGCATGAAGGGGCGCAAGCTCCTCAAACTAAAAGTGCTGATGGACTATTCTTTGAACCACCTAAAGCTAAGGCCACCTCCAGCAAAGAAGCTGAAGCCCCTACTAAAGAAGCTAAAGATGTTAATTATAAGAAACGCTATGATGATTTAAAGAAGCATTACGATACAAAGGTTTCTGAATTTAAGCAGCGTGAGAATGAATTGGTAGCTGAAGCACAGGTAAATGCTCCCCCATATCAAACTCCAAAGTCTGCCGAAGAGTTAGAAACTTTTAGGAAAAAGAATCCTGACTTGTATGACACAGTTGAATCTGTAGCACATCTTCAGAATGAACAGCAGTTGGCAGATATACGCCAAGAGTTGGTTTCACTGAAGCAACGTGAATCTGATATTGCTAGGAAAGAGGCCGAAGCTGAGATGCGTAATAAACATCCTGACTTTGAAGACTTACGTGGTGATACTCAATTTCATGAGTGGGCTAAAGAGCAGCCTGATCAAATACAAGATTGGATTTATAATAATCCTAATAATGCCTCATTAGCTGTCAAAGCTATTGATTTGTATAAGCTTGAAAAAGGAATTAATTCTACTCAGTCAACCAAAAGGAAGTCCACAACTCAAGGAAGTGCTGCTGATATGGTTTCAACTAAAACGAAATCTGTGGATGCTAAACAACCTAGAGTATGGACTGAACGGGAAATCGCTCGTATGTCCGTAGCTGATTATGATAAATATGAAGAAGATATTAATCAGGCAATTAGTGAAGGACGAGTGACTAAATAATTTGTCTTTTATTGAGGTAATTAAAAATGGCTTATAACCAATCCGATCAATTTTTCGAGCCGAGTACGGATACTGATGCTAACTTTGGAAACTCTGTATCAGGGCAGACCAATTCATACTTTCTACCTGCTATTTATAGCAAGTCAGTACTGAATTTCTTTCGCAAGTCATCTGTAGCAGAAGCTATTACTAATACAGATTACGCAGGAGAGATTGCTGCTTACGGAGATTCTGTAAAAATCATCAAAGAACCAACCATTACTGTTTATCAGTATGAGCGTGGTGCAGATGTAACGCAAACTAAATTGACTGACCAAGAAGTAAACTTGGTTGTCGATACAGCAAATGCTTTCAAGTTCATCGTAGATGATATTGAGAGTAATATGTCTCACGTAAACTTCCGTGAAGTAGCTGCTTCTTCTGCAGCATACTCTTTGCGCGATGCGTTTGACGAAGGCGTTATTGCTTCTATGTTCGCAGGAACTTCTGCTGCTAGTCCGAACCACATCTTAGGTTCAGACAGCGCAACTGATCTTGCTGAAGGTACTTTTGATGGTACAGGTAATCTTGATATTGGCTATGGTACTAGTGAACATGATCCAATTGACGTTCTTTCACACATGGCCCGTCTTCTTGACGAGCAAAATGTTCCTGAAGAAGGTCGTTGGTTCCTTGCTAATCCAGAGTTCTATGAGCAGCTAGTGAAGAGTTCTTCCAAGCTAATCAGCGTTGATTTCAATGCAGGTCAAGGCTCAATCCGTAATGGTTTGGTATCATCTGGCAAACTACGTGGGTTTGATATGTACAAGAGCAATAACATTGCTGCGACTTCTAATGCCGCAGGTAAGTGTATTGCCGGTCACATGTCTTCTACATGTACTGCTCAGACCATTGTTAATACTGAAGTAATTCGTGATCCAAGCAGCTTTGGTGACATCGTGCGTGGCCTCCATGTTTATGGAGCCAAGGTACTGCGTCCAGAAGCTCTGGTATCCGCATTCTACGGTATCGACTAATATTATCGGGGGTCTGAAATATGGCCCCCTTTAATTTATGGAGATTATAAGTGCCTCAAATTGGAAGCGAACAAAACCCACTAAGATTTAATGTCGATAAGAAAATAAAAATTCGTTCTAAATATTATAGAAATGAAGATAAAAAAAAGGCTGATGCTAACTACGACAAAATTTTTAGGAATCCTAATAATCCTGTAAATCATAAGTAGGAGAAGTAACATGATGTATGGTGATAAAAAGAAAATGATGAGTGGCGGTAGAATGAAATACGGTCATGGCAGTAAAGTTAAGAAAGATGGTAATAAAGCAGCGCGTGGAGAGTATAGCAAAGGCGGTTCTGTAGCCAATTCTATGCAAACTGCGAAGCCTTGTTAACATGAAAGTGCAAGCCCCCCAAGGTTATCATTGGATGAAGAATGGTAAATCTTTCAAACTAATGAAAGATCCTAAAGATGGTTACAAAAAACATACAGGATCTTCAAAGTCTGCAAACTTTGATATTCAAAAGGTGCATAAAAAATAATGGCTAAAACTTTTTTGCAGCTCACAAATGAATTATTGCGAGAGTTAAATGAAGTAGTATTAACTTCCTCTAACTTTAATTCTTCTATTGGAATACAAGCTCACGCTAAAGACTGTATCAACCGGGCTTACTTAGATATTGTAACAGAAGAACCTAAGTGGCCTTTTCTTGCTACAGCAGAAAGTGGAGCTACTGATCCAATGTACGGTAATGTATCTGTCGATACTGTGGCTGGTACACGATGGTATGAGTTAAAAGAAGCAAGCAGTAGTTTAACAACAGACTACGGAGCCATTGAGTGGGATAATTTTTATATCACTACAGTTGGAGTTTCAGGAGAAGCTGCTCCTTATGTATCTAAAAATCTTAGCTATATAACTATGGATACTTGGAAAGATTTTAGACGTACTAAAGAAAATGCTGATGATGCTGATCAGGCCCAAGGCGGTCAACCAAATGCAGTGATAAGAAGTCAAGATGGTAGAAAGTTTGCATTAAGCCCTATACCCGACAAGGTATATAAAGTATGGTTTTTTGCTTATGATTTACCTACTGAGCTTTCTGCTCATTCAGATGAAATTGTATTTCCTGATGTTTATAGCTCCACCTTACTAGCAAAAGCTAGATACTTTATGCACCAGTTTAAAGAAAACCCTCAGTCTGCTGCGTTTGCTATGGAAGATTATAAAAAAGGACTTAGAAGCATGAGAGAAAATTTACTAGGCCCAAGCACTTCTTACTTTAAAGACGATAGAGTGGTATTTATCTAATGTCTTTAGCATTTGGTTTATCATGTAGAGGCGGTTTAAATACTAATCTAAATTCTTTAGAGCTTTTAGGTCAGCCGGGATTTGCTACTTCACTTACAAATTTTGAAGTAGATCCCGATGGTGGGTATAAACGTGTAAACGGATTCACTCCTTTTGGTGGTGATAGTGCTGCTAACCCTAATGGTTCTAATCAAGTCTTAGGGACATTTCCTTATGCTGATGGGGTTATAGTTTGTTCTGGTACTGATATATTTTTTAGTAATACGGGTACAAGTTGGATAAGTATAAATCGTAGTAGTGTAGCTAATAGTGGGGATAACTATTCTACCTTCACAGGCCGCTCAACTCTTACTAGGACATTACAACAACAGTGTCAGTTTGTAGTATTTGAAGGTGCTACTTTTGATTACGGTCAAGTTGTTATTGCTGATGGTGCTAATAAACTATACTCATTTAGAATGGAAGGCACTGGTGATATTACTACACGCACCTTCTTTGCTGAAGAAATAACAGTAGACGGTTCAAATGCAGTTAAGTATATAGCAATACACGATCACCATTTAATTGCTACAGGCGTAGAAGATAATTTAAATGTCGTTTATTACAGCGTGTATAATAGCCCTACAAATTTTACTGGCACTGGAGCAGGTTCAGTAACCATATCAGATCAAATACAAGGAATTAAAGGTTTCCGAACTGATCTTATTGTTTTTGCTAGAAACAGTATACATAAACTTATAAACATAAACGATCCTGCAAATATAAGAATAGATCCTATTGCAGAAAACGTAGGTTGTATTAGTGGCTATAGTATCCAAGAAATTGGTGGTGACTTAGTTTTTCTAGCCCCTGATGGTATTCGGACAATTGCAGGTACAGCGCGTATTGGCGATACAGAATTAAGCTCAGTATCAAGACAAATACAAAGTATTATAACTACTGTAGCTGATAATATAAATGATTTTCAAATTGATAGTACTGTATTAAGATCTAAATCTCAGTATAGATTATTTTATGCAGGAGCCACTGCTTCTCCTTCCACTTCTAAAGGAATTATAGGTACTTTTACAGGACAAGGTTTTGAGTGGTCAGAGACAAGAGGCATACAGGCTTTTGGTTTAAACTCTGGTTTTGATAAAGATGGAATAGAACGACTGTATCATGGTGATAAAGATGGTTATGTTTACAATCATGACACAGGATTTTCTTTTTTAGTAGACGGTACTGAGAATAACATATTAGCTACTTATGAAACTCCAGATTTAGACTTCGGAGATATTGGAACATTAAAAACTTTAAAATATGTAAAAACTTCTATTTCTCCTGAAGGCGATGTAGCTCCTTCATTAAGAGTTAGATACGATTACAAAAGTACTGACATACCACAACCAGCAGAAATTACAATTGCAGGTGTACCTTTACCCGCTATATTCGGTCAAGATTCAGTTTTGTTCGGCTCTGCTACTTTTGGAGCAAGTGGAAGTCCAATGGTTAGAACTACATTAACAGGTAGTGGTCATACTGTAAGTTTAAGAATTAGAACTAATGATACAAGTAGGCCCTATGCTATAAATGGGTTTTACGTAGATTACATGCCATCTGGTAGGAGATAATAATGGCACAGAATTACACAAGACAAAGTACCTTTTCAGACGGCGATACTATAACAGCTTCTTTGTTTAACAATGAATATGATCAATTGTTAAATGCTTTTAGTTATTCTACTTCTAGTGCAAGCTCTACTGGTCATAGACATGACGGAAGTGCGGGGCAAGGCGGGAATATACATACTATTGGTGACTTAGATTTTTTTAATAAAATTGTTGTTGATAGTACAAACAATCGCTGGGGAGTATATGTAGAAGTTGGAGGAGCTGCTGTAGAGCAGGTAAGAATCCAAGATGGAGCTATTGTACCTGTTACGGATAATGACATTGATTTAGGTACAAGCTCTCTTGAGTTTAAGGATTTATATTTAGATGGGACAGCAACGGTAGATGCTTTAGTTGCTGATACGGCAGACATAAATGGTGGAACTATTGATGGGGCTACAGTTGGTGCTTCTTCTGCTAGTACCGGAGCATTTACAACCCTTGATGCTTCTGGTGCTGTTACACTTAGCAGTACTTTATCTGTGCAAGGAAATACCACACTTGGAAACGCAGCAGCAGATACAGTCACATTTACCGCTGACGTGGCATCAAATATTATACCCAGTGCTGACAGTACTCACGATCTTGGGGACAGCTCTAATTATTGGGCAAATGCCTACATAGATGCTATCACTACAACTGGTAATGTAGCTGTTGGTGGCAACCTTACAGTCACAGGAACTACTACATTTAATGGAGGCACCTTAACTCTAGGTGATGCTGCCAGTGACAATGTTGTTTTTGGTGCTGATGTAAATAGTAGCATTATACCTAACACAGATGATACTTATGATTTAGGAGCAGCAACACAGCAATGGCAAGATCTGTATATTGATGGTACTGCTTATGTAGATGCTATTAACTTTAATGGTACTGCAATAACTTCTACCGCTGCTGAACTTAATATTCTTGATGGAGTAACTAGCACTGCAGCAGAGCTAAATATACTTGATGGTGT